ACACTGTATTCTCACCTGCCGTGCAGGATGCTATGTTTGAGTTCCACATTAAACGTACAGTGGATAGACAATCTACTATGGCAGGTAAAGTTAAGGCTCTACGTGGTCAATGGGAGGGATTTAAGAACGTCTCTACAGAAGACCTCACTAAAGCCATTGGTCTATTAGAGGAAGGTGGCTCAAACAATGTTTCCACAACTTTTGAGTCGGAGGACTTAGCTGTATCAGCTATTGAATCTGGCGAACTTAATGTTGGAGACACTGTGGTTATTAATGGTGTAACATTCATGGTGGAAGAGTAATGCCCAAACTGGTGCAAGTGGACCAACCTAAACCTCAAACACCAGAACAGTTTGCTGCTATGGCTCCTCTAGGTGACGTAGAATTTGAAGCTGATCTCCAAGAAGCATTAGACCCCATCAGTAGATTGGGGTTCGATCCACAGAGAGCCTTACTAGCCACCCAGGATAGTGCCGCTGTATATTCAGGAAACCTAGATATTATCAATGTGGGGGCCAAGTATACAGGAAGTAAAGGTGTGTGGGCACATGAGTTTCGTCATAGGGGTTTCCGTATGATGAGAGACACTTTTAATAGGGAAGAATTCACAAAGAGGTTCGGTGAAGGTCCTGCTGCTGTGCTGTTCGATGTTGGTGATGAAAAGCTTGTAGAACTCTTTGACAGAGAGCTTAAACCAGCCGACTGGAAAGATGAAGAAGGTGCAGTGAGGAGGTTTGAAGATACTTATGACTTCGGTGAGTTCTCTTTCACTGACGAACAAAAGGACGATATTATTCGTATCCTCTCTATGGCAGCTAAGGAAGCTATGGGGGCTTACGGTAAGTTAGTCCCTGTACATCCACAAGGAATGCAATGATGAATAAACAAATAGAAGCCTATATTAAGGCACAGTCCTTTATCGGTATGAAAGAGATTCCAGGTCTTAAGCACAACCCAACAATAGTTGAGATGTTCGAAGACGTGGGACATTCTTGGGTAACAGACGATGAAACAGCTTGGTGTGCTGCCTTTGTAGGGAGTGTGCTAGAGAAGATAGGAGTAAACTCCACACGTAAGCTAGATGCCAGGTCGTATTTAGGTTGGGGGGAAGTTGTAGAACCAGAAGACGCCCGTGAAGGGGATGTACTGGTCTTCTACAGGGGAGACAAGAACGGGTGGCAAGGCCACGTAGGGTTCCTAGTTTCTGAGACATCCACTGGTTATGATGTACTCGGTGGTAATCAAAAGGACAGTGTGTCTATCGGTAACTATCCCAAGGAAAGACTCCTCGGTGTACGTCGTATTAAAGAACCAGAGGTTCTTAAGCCTATGATAACGTCTAAAGAGCTTTTAGCGGGCTCTGGAGCGTTCCTGGCAGGGGGTGCGGGTGTCGTAGGTGCGTTAGGCACCATTCCACAGATCATCCTCTCAGCGGGGCTTACAATCGCTCTCCTGGCATTTGGTGCTTTCATCATTTGGAACAGGGTTCAAGCCCGTAAACGTGGGGAACGATGAACGTGCCTGAAAAAGACCCAACATTCTGGGAACAAGTAGCCCACTTCTGGCCGCAATATGTAGCTGCTGGCTTAGTTGGTGGTGTATCTTGGTTGATACGGACAGTGTTTACCAACCAGAAGAAATTAGTCAAACTAGAAACTGAAATAACCGAACGAGAGAAGTCTGCTAAAAGAGGCAGGGAAGATTTAAGGGAACTTAAGTCTGAGGTTAAAGATATGAATACCAATCTAATGATATTCTTCTCTAACGGTAAGGAATAGCTGCGAGCCATAGGCTCTGGCATATATAGAAAAAGGGGCCCTCGGCGTGATGCTGAGAGGCCCCTTTCTTTTTATCTACTCACAAATTTCTTTTAGTTTAGTGTTGTGAGATAGTACTTCCCTCTGTTGTTCAGAAGTGTTGTTACTATAAGCAGTGATGTAACTATCTAAAGTGCAGTAGTCATTCCCGAGACCTGTTATGTTCTCGCAACCTATTATAAATAATATTGGAACAGCGTAAAGTAATTTAATCATTTATAACACCACAAGAATAAGTTACACATGTAGCACCAGCACTGATATCAACAGGAAAGTTAGGCTCTTTGAATTTTAAGTCATATTGTTTAGCTTCTTTACGTAACTTAGCTCTAACACCATTAACATCTATACCAGCAATAAATCCCCTTACGTAAGGGCAATCTTCGTGTCTGAAAGGGGTTAACTTTGGTTCAACCCACTTAGGTAATTCTTCGGCCATATTTGCAAACTTGCTCTCATCTGAGGCTATAGAACTTAATACTTTCTTTGGGTAATCTACTTTATAAACTATAGTAGCTCTGATTAATTTAACTGTCATCTCTATACCACCCTTGATCTTTTAATCTAGCGACTACATCATCGTCACTAAGACCGTCAACATTAGCTTCAATTTCCTTACTCCTTTTAACTGAATTTAGGGTACGTTCAAGGCTATCCACCTTGACACCTTTAGCACCTTCATTGTATATACGAACCAGTAGTGCAAGGACCATGGCCCCTGCTACTACCCATGCCCAAACCTTAAGTCCAACCCCCTTAATCCAAAGCATTACCAATACCTCCACAAATCAATTAGCCAGGATACAACCACTAATGGCCATAATACAGCCCCAGCTATTACCTCCGACATACTATTATCATAATACCTGTCCATTCCAGCACTAATACCAAAAACTACAAATGCTATTGGTATTCCATATCCCCACACTTTAAATATTAGTAATATAATATCTATCATATCAATAATTTCCTTTTCAATGTTTCATACATCTTCTCCATATCTACAAAATCTTTCTTAGCCGATAGGTCAAAGAAGTTTTTCTTAACTGATACAGACATATCCATGAAGTCTGGAGTAGTGGGCCACTTATCTTTACCTAGTTGGCTAGACCACATACTCCTTCGTTCAAAATCTAGTGAGAGCATATCACACACCTTAACACAATCATGTATCTCAGGTGAAACATGTTTCCCATTATTAAACTTCTCTTCCACAGCGTCATCAATTGGTTTTACGAAAGTCCTGTAATGCTTCCCCAGAGCTTTCTTAACAGGTGTGGCTATATCCCCGTAGTAGGCTTCAGCCCAATCGTGAATTAATACCGCTAAATGTATATCCCAATTACCTGGGAAGAGTTTCTCTGCTATACGAAGACATAGATCAGTGTGTTGAGCCACAGTGAGTGGCTTCTCATCTTTCCAATGCCCATTGAACCTATGCATACAATTAAGAGAGGTATTAATATCTCTAATATCTACATCATCAACCGAGAAGTTATTAAGGTCAATGTACTTACCACTTGATAGTCGTTTCCATGCATTACTCATAGATATATCTCACTTCTAATCTGTTCTTCCCCTCTTTTGCCTCAACCTTAATATCTACAATAGTGTTACCACTAGATTTGGCAGAGCTGTAAGCATTAATACGTCGTAATTTCATAATCTCAAGTAGGTTGTCGTCCTTACCTAAAAAGAAATCTTTTAACAAATAATTATTAATGTAAAAAGCATCTCCCGTCTTTGGGTCTTGTACCCAAGGATCACCCTCTACACCGATAATGTAAGTTTCTTTGTATCTATCCTTCTTTTTTCTAGTCATTCTGAGCAGCTCCTCTCTCCCGTTTCAGGGTTAATAAAACATGCACCACCATCTGGGCTTTCTTGCGTTTCTAATTTAGTTAATATCGCGCCCTCAAAAGAACTAGGACGGAAGGTAGTGCAGCCCGAAGCACCTCCATCATATGCCATAATATATAGGTCTTTAAATTCATCGAAAGTAACATGGTCTCCCACATTACAGGTCTTAGAGCAAGCACTGTCTACTAGTTCAGAGGTTAGGCACAGTACCTTAATGTGGTCTTGTGCACTAATCTCATCTGATGTGCGTCCCTTAACTCCGTATTCACTGTAGGCATAGTCCTCAACGTAATAGGTTTTGAAGCTACCCCCATCTTGTCTTACCTTTCGATTATACGACAAAGCGAATGGGGGTTCAATACCCGAACTAATGTTACCAGCATATAGGCTGATAGTACCAGTTGGTGCAATTGATAGTAGGTGTGAGTTCCTAATACCATGTTGACCTATGAGGGTTTGAATCTCATCTGGCAGTGTTTGAATGAATTCACCAGATACATAGTGCCCTGCATCAAATGCTGGGAAAGGCCCCTTCTCAATAGCTAGACTAACTGATGCAATGTATGCTGTGTCACGAAGAAGTGTCATAACCTGACGCATCCACAGAAGCATCTCCTCAGAGCCATATGGTAGTCCTAGAATCTCTGCTGCATTAGCTACACCAGTGACACCAAGGCCCATACGTCGTTTACTCTCGGACTCTTTACGTTGACCCTCTAGTGGGTAGATGGTACGATCAACAACGTTGTCCATCATACGAACAATAGGTGCTATGTCGTGTTGGAACTGGTTATAGTTAAAAGCTACCGTACCGTGTGGGTGATCTTTAACGTCTACATACTTAGTTAGATTGAATGACCCTAGTAGACATGCACCGTCGGGTGGTAGTGGCTGTTCACCACAAGGGTTGGTGGCCGCTATCTCTTCACAATACCAGAGGTTATTCTTCTGATTGATCTTGTCAATGAACAAGACACCAGGTTCAGCATGTTCCCATGTGTTCCTCATAATCTTGTTCCACAGCATACGTGCGTCTACAATGTTATGAACAACTCCATCGAATACTAATTCGAAAGGTAGCCCTTCTTTAACTGCTGTAATAAACTTATCGGTTACAGCCACACTAATATTAAAGTTAGTCAGTTTACCATTCTGTTGCTTACATGTGATGAACTCTTCAATGTCTGGATGGTTCACCCTCATCACACCCATCATAGCCCCTCTTCGGTGACCAGCAGATTTGATAGTTTCACACATAGCATCCCATACACCCATGAAACTAATAGGTCCAGATGATGTAGAGCCTAGAGACTTGATTAGGTCTCCTTTAGGACGTAGTGTAGAGAAGTCAAAACCATCCCCACCACCTAGCCTCATGGTCTCTGCTGCATCAGAGAGAGCTGACATAATACCTTCCATAGAATCCAGGATGGTGTCACTAACGAAACAGTTAAATGCTGTAGTCTGTCGTGCAGCACCTACTGAGGCTTGGATACGACCAGCAGGTAAGAACCGTTGGTCAAGCATTATCTCTTGTGTAGTCTTAAAGTGTTCAGCGTCGTCTTTTAGGTGGTCAGCAATACGAGACATCCCTTCGTGGAAACTCTCACCCACTTGTAAATATTTAGGTGCACATTCGAGGTCTATCACCTCTTGAATCTGATTCATTTACATCTCCATCAGTCTTAGTTTAGCTTGTTCTAGTAGCCACAAGATACGGGGAGCATTGCCTGAAGATGTGGCGAAGTATAACATATCATCTACCCCGTCACCAATGACAACTACATCCCCAACCACACCTTCTTTGGCCCCATCCAATACTTTCTCAACAGGTACATCACCATCGGTGTACCCAGTGAAGTCAACTACATTATCATCGCTCATTTATCTTCCTTTACCATAGCCTGATAGTAAGTGTTGTCCCCAAGGCCCCCACGTAGAACAGACAAGCCCCCTTTCGGGGCCCATCCACCTGTTTTAAATTCTTTGTTAACTTTGTTAGACAACTCTACAGTTGAGCTGGCTATAACAATTTTATAATTCATTTTTATGTTTCCTTTTTCTTGGCAGTTGTTTATTCTTAAGATTAACAGACCTAACCCTATATTTAGGCTGTCTTAGGTCTTTAGCCACAGGGTTAGGTCGTCGTTTCACAACATATCCCTTAGTCTTTTTTACAAGAGGATAAGATGATCTTGTTTCTATGGGATTTCTTTAAGTAAAATCTCTCTCTCACACTCAGCCATTACACGTTCTAGTGTGTTAGACCTCTCAAGGTATTTAAGAGTTCTAATAGCTTTTGAGATAAACTCAGGGCTTTCCCCCATATATGTCATCTTCCATATTCCTCCTTAAGTCTGTGTAAGCTAATGAACTCAGGGTCGAAGTGACCGTCTTCTACACCACGCAGAACTACAACACCCTTCCACCACAGGTCATTCACATGTCCAGCCCAGTCAGAACGATAGTCCTGATAGACACCACACACCAAACCCATAATCTTAGTGCCATCTGGTTGTGTCCTAACAGACCAGTCAGCAGTATGACTATGACCACACACAGAACTTGTAAGGTTCTTAGCTATGAGGGAAGATGCATGATGTATTCCACCAATAGGGCGGCCCATAAGACCGCTGACAAAGTAATGAGCGTAAGCAATACCATCCACTGATACAATACCTGGTGTCTGCCCTTCATACTCCACCACCTCGTTGTAATAGTGCTTGAAGTCTAGGTCATTAAAGCTAAGACCGAACCTGTCTCCAGCTAATTCTGGGGATAGATCAACGGCACGTTTGATTCTGTGCTCGTGATTACCCTCTAGAATAATACGGTGTGGCCTCTTCTTTTTACCCTTCTTAGAAGGCCTCCACATCCTCTCTTGGAAGTCTAGGTGGGATAGGATGTCACGTTCATAATTCCGTGTGACGAAACTAGCCTTACCTTTATCAAATGAGGAGAGACTAGCCAAGTCAGCAGCGTCTCCAATATTAACCACTACGTCTGGTTTGATGTCTTTAATTAGTTGTCCTAACCAATCAGCCCTGTCGTTATTAAACGAAGGATGTGAATGTTGATCAGGTACCACGAGATGTACTTTACTTATCTTCTCTCTCCACATAATCAATGAGAATTTCTAAGAGGTGTTTAGCTTTCTCCAAGTCTTCAATACCCCCCTTCAATTCCCAACGTGTAACGTACTTAACTACAGCCCCTTCGATGTAACCAAGGTTGTGCTCTAGCATATACTCTATCGGTTGCATCTTAGAGCCAAGGTAGTGGGCTCCCCCCACTTGCATCTCCAATGGTTTAGCTTTGTCCGACATCGTAATCAAACTCCATACCTTCTGTGCAGATACGACGTGCTTCCTTAACCCCATTCTTCTTAATGAACCCACTAAGAATAAAGATGTTACGTCTATCTGTGTCATCAAACAGGGCTAGGTAGTTTTCACTGGCCCCTTCACCGAAATCTTCTAGTATGTTATTAGCCATAGCTGTACGATTAAATACTCGTAGGGGCTTATGGTTAATGTGATCGAATCTATTAAATTCCATACTATTACACACCCTCCAAAACACGTTTTAGTACTTTAATTTCTATATCGATAGTCTTCCTTCGTTCTGTGGACATAAAAATATATCCCCCATCTGGGTCCATAAATTGTTCTTTATAAACACTGTTCTTTAAAGACTCTAACATCTTCTTAGCTTTTCTCTCAACACACATCTTCTCTTTCCTTTCGTCGTCTCTCTATAGCTATAGCACGTTCCTCTAAGGACTTAACGTCGTGACATGGCTTACAAAGAAGTTGTAAATTATCTTTTTCACAAAATATTCTATTAATATACTCATCCCAAGTAGTAAAACCTACTTCTGGGTTAACTATGGGTTCAATGTGATCAACGAAGATGTTCTGAACCCTCTTCCTACCTTCTCGTACAGTGGGTGGTATATGTTCCTTGCACTCAGCACATTCATATACACCCCTAGTTACATTGGCTTCTTTCTTAACCTCTTGTAGAGGGCCCCATCGTCGAGTTCCTTGACGAAGAAGTGAAGTTATGAAGCTGTTGAAGCGAGCTTCAGTCCATTGTCCTGAGCATCTAGTCTTCTTACCTGCTGGACGGGCCATGGTATATCACCTCTTCTGTGTAAGATATATAAGAATCCAGGACTTCCTTAGCTGAGGTTAAAGAATCATATGACTTATCACACCCCCACATATCACAAAATGTAAACCAAAAAGGCCAGTACTTATACTGTACGTAGTATTCTTTCCACCCAGACGGCCCAAACTTTTTAACCCTAAACCTCATCATCTGCCTCCCAATATCTAGAGTGTTTAAGAGCCAACTCAATATCTTTCTTAGGGTACCCAGCGTCTATTAGTTGCTGTCGATAGTTGTCCTTAAGTTTAGATGGGAAACCATACCTCCAACCAAAGGGCGGGTCTACTATTAATACTTTAGCCATTAGGAATAGTCCAGAACTTAGGACTTCCGTCTTCGTTAAGTTCACATACCATGTGAAGAAGGTTAGCCTGTTCCATAAAATATTCTTTACTCATATCTTTCTCCTTATATGCAGACTTAACTGCTTTGAATAGAGACTTCTCATCAGGTAGGTCTTGCAAGAGCTTCTTAGCTCCAACATCTCCCCAACCTTTAAGGCCAGGGATGTTATCTGCTGTATCCCCTACCAACATTTGATAGTAGAAGAACTTAAGCCCATACCCAAGTGTCTTACCATTATTACCTGTAGTGAGGCTACCTAACCTATCTGTAAGATGTGGCCCAACACTACGTTGCTTACCACACTCCCAGCTATAATGCCAACCCTCACAGATACGAAGGTCTTTGTCACGAGAACATATCACGGTGTCATCTCGTCCATACTGGTGGATACACAACCCGTCATCAGCCTCTAGCCCATTTTCCATAACAACGTATTCGTACTCTGACATTAGGTACGAAAGTATGTTATAGAAGTGGAAAGGTTTAGGATTCTTCCTAGTTCCTTTGTAAGGTTTAGTAACAGCTACCTCATACCTGAAGTTAGGTACGAAGGTAGTTGGCTCTTTTCCTACAAACTTCCTACGTCTATTCTCCCTGTGTGTAAGATATTTAGAGTCCGTAAAGAACATTATAGGACGTTCAGTTGCTTCTACATCAGCACAGATAACAGCTATACGTTTCTCTAGAAGAGTTCTTACGTGTTCGAAATCCATAAGAATGATGTCACCTAACTCACCTTCTTCCGGGTCTTTGTTCTTAAACTCCCCCGACCAACCAAATTCGTGCAGTCACAGGAGGATGTCTCCATCAATTAATGGTTGCATCCTCTACCTCCTTATCTTCGGTGTTACCGAATTGAGCGTTAAGTGCTGTAAGTAATTCTACGCCACGTTCTTCGTCAACCTTCTCTAGGCTACGCGGATCAACTAGGTAGTTCATAGCTACATCATCCCCCTCTTTAGGGATGAGAACCTTACCACCTACAATTTTATTACACAAGACATAGATACGTTGTAGGTATGGGTCAGACTTCTTGGCAGGTAGGGCCCTAGTAGTAGCTACTAGGACCTCATCACC